TTTTCAGCAAATACAATTTCCGGACTACCTGTTATCGAAGCGTTTGCTGACTCCACCGTTAAAATAGGAAAGTATGGACAAGAAGCGATTGTCGTTTCTGGATCTGGAGGTAATTTACAATTGTCAGGATCTATTGTATTACCTTCACTTGTAACAGCAGCAGATACCAATGTAGTTGTATTCAATACCACTTCAAAGAAAATATCATATAACACTGCGTTGTCTTTGCAAGGTACTCAAGGTACTACTGGTAACACAGTTCAAGGAGCCGCAGGTAACACAATTCAAGGTTCATCAGGTGCTACAGTTCAAGGAGCCGCAGGTAACACAATTCAAGGTTCATCAGGTGCTACAATTCAAGGTTCATCAGGTGCTACAATTCAAGGTTCATCAGGTGCTACAATTCAAGGTTCTGCAGGTGCTACAATTCAAGGTTCTGCAGGTGCTCAAGGTACACCAGGTACTACAATTCAAGGAGCAGCGGGTACTGCAATTCAAGGTTCACCAGGTACTGCAATTCAAGGTTCACCGGGTACTTCCGTTCAAGGTTCACCAGGTACTTCCGTTCAAGGTTCTGCAGGTGCTCAAGGTTCACCAGGTACTGCAATTCAAGGTTCACCAGGTACTTCCGTTCAAGGTTCACCAGGTACTTCCGTTCAAGGTACCATAGGTACTTCTGTTCAAGGTAGTGCAGGAGCTAATGCCGGTATAACATCTTTTACTAACGGCGTTGATAACCGTGTTCTAACAGCAGCTAGCTCAACTACAATAAATGCAGAAGCTAATTTAACTTATGATGGAACTACCTTATATAATACAATTGCTGATGGTTATGTGCAAGCTTATAAAGACGCAGATGAGTACGCTGCTTTAAGAAGTCTAGGTTTAATATACATTAATAGAGGAGGTCAGCAAATTGTTATGGACGCTCAGTTTGGTGGAGTAGGCTCAGGCCAAGCGGCTAGAATTACTTCAACTGGTAATCTAAATATATATAGTAATAATACTGCAGGTACTGGAACTATAGGTGTATATGGTACTTTAGCAACTACCGGGGCTATTACAGCAACTGGAAATATTACAGCTTACTTCTCAGATGAAAGACTTAAAAAAGACCTAGAACCAATTGAAAATGCTTTAAGTAAAATTGATTCATTAAGAGCAGTAACTTATTACCAAAATGAAATAGCAGATAGTTATCTTAAACCTAATACAGAAAAACAAGTTGGAGTTATAGCTCAAGACATACAAAAAATACTACCAGAAGCGGTAAAACCAGCTCCTTTTGATGTTATTACCGATAAAGATGGTAATAAAACAAGCTTATCAGGTGAAAATTATTTAACAGTACAATACGAAAAAATAGTGCCATTATTAATAGCTGCTATTCAAGAGTTAACTGATAAAGTAAATGATTTAGAAGAACAACTTAAAACTAAATAAATATGACATTACCAGCCTCAGGTGCTCTTTCTTTTAGTGCAATAAATACTGAACTTGGTAGAGCAAGTACTGCTACATTAGAATTAAAAACAGCATCCGATAGCGCTTATGTTGTTATTAATAGAAACTCAACCGCAGGATACAATATTTGGTATAATTCAGTAGTAAATGGAAACAATTATTCTATAGATAAATTTTATAGTTATAACCATTCAGCTAATATATTATTTGATTACAGTTTCAGTAATAATTGTGCTGTGACTGTATCTAATATTGTAATTAGTTTTGGTTCTGGTAATACTATAGTGAATAGACCAACTCTTACTTCTGGACAAGAGTTAAATGGAGCAAATATAAATACTAACAGAAGTGGAAATGGATGGTATGTATATTATTCAAATAATATTGCCGCTGGATATCTAGTAGATATCTATTTATATGATGCTGATACTGGAGATGAATTATACTCGATATACGGGGATACAGCAAATACTCACACGGGTCAATCTATAGGCCCTACTAGTAATTACTATAGACATTTAGGATTAAATTTAACATTTAATGATCCTTAAGATATCTCTATAATAGCAACTATCTTACTTTAATTATTTTTTACTAAATTTATATATTTATATTAAAATACCAATTATGGCAATAGAAATCAACAACTTCAATCCTGTATGGAAATATGAAAATAATTCTTCAACAGAATATTCAGATGGTGTTTATATGTTTATAAACTGTGAAACTGTAAATAAAACTTCAATAAATATTAAAGCAGCTATTTATAATCAAAATCCGTCTATAATAGGAACAAAATTAAGAGGATATATAGTATATGATTTGGTTCCAATTAATGTTGAAGGAAACTTATTAGGGCTATCTCATGATTATATTATAACTCAATTAACAACTCTTAATCCTGGAGTAACATTTACTAAAGTAGGTTTAATTTAAATCTGGATATTTAAAACTAAGTTATTATATTTTTTAGTAAATACAATTAAGCGGCGCGGTTCAGTCAATTTCACAGAAAATCAATTGAAAACTTATATGTTTTTAAATTGTTCTTGATTTCTTCAAAAGAAATTCATATATTAATTAAAAGTAAAATAAAGTTATGTTAGTAAAGCAAGTAATACAAGCCGGGGGATCGATTACTCCTTTAATAATTCCTAGTGAATTAACCGACGGCACTGGATTGACCAATCCTTCTATATACAATGACAATGGAAATCTTATTTTAAATCTGCGTCATGTGCAATATACACTATACCATGCAGAAAACCAACAACAATTTCCGTGTCTATGGGGGCCGTTAGCATACTTAAACCCTGAAGATGACATTACGCTACGCACTGTTAATTATCTTTGTCATCTCAATGAAAATTTCGAAGTATCAAACTGCAATCGTGTAGATACCTCTAAATTAGATATAACTCCTGTATGGGAATTTATTGGATTAGAAGACGCTAGAATAGTTAGATGGAATGATAAATTGTATTTATCCGGAGTTCGTAGAGATACCAAACCAAATGGAGAAGGTAGAATGGAACTATCTGAAATAGTAAACGATAAAGAAGTATCCAGATTTAGAATTCCAGCTCCAGGAAAAAACGATTCATATTGTGAAAAGAATTGGATGCCTATAATAGATATGCCATTTCATTATGTAAAATGGAGCAACCCTGTAGAGATAGTTAAAGTTGATATTGAAGCTAATACGTGTGAGACTGTATTCAATTCCGGAGCGTACATTCCAGTTAATCGAGATATCAGAGGCGGTTCTCAAGTAATTACTTTAGGAGATTATCGAATAGCATTAACTCATGAAGTTGATTTGTACTTCAATGAAATAGGTCAAAAAGACGCACAGTATTATCATAGATTTATAGTATGGGACAAATCATGGAATATAGTTCATACCTCTGAAGAGTTTAAGTTTTTAGATGCTATGATTGAATTCTCTTGTGGTATGTGTGAATACAATAATGAAATTTTAATTACATTTGGATATCAAGATACCACTGCATTTTTATTAAGAATACCAATGAACTTCTTTAATAATTTACTAAGACTTCAGAATACACCTAAACAAAAATTTAACAATGTATGTCCAATAACGTATGTAAGTTTTATTACAGAAGCTAAACGAAGATCTCAATTAGAATCTGAATTTGACGAATATAATATTTTAGATGTAAGTACATTTATATCAACTAAAGAAACAGATCAAGAACATAAAATAACAGGTCAGTTTGTCGATCTAATAGAACCACCGGCTCTAGGATGCACTGTATCACATTTGAAAGCTATCAAAAATTGGTATGAAGACTCAGACTCTGAATATGCTTTATTTTTAGAAGATGATGTTACTTTACAAACTGCACAATATTGGAATTTTACATGGGAAGAATTTATCAATGAATTACCTTCCGATTGGGATTGTGTGCAATTAACATGTATTAAAGAAAATTTATCTGAAGTTAAATTGCGAGAGCGTGAATGGGATGATTGGTCTGTAACTGGATATATCGTAACCCGTAAATATGCTAAACAATTAATTGACACTTATTTCAAAGAAGATAACACAATTCATTTATATACAAATGAAGGAACTACTTATCCATGTATTGAAAATGTCATTTACACTTTAGGTAAAGTATATTGCATTCCATTACTAGCAGAAAACATCAATTTCAATTCTACCTTTTATGGAAAAACTATAAATGAACCTCATAAACCATATCACTTGAATTCAGCAAACTTCGTAATGGATTGGTGGAAACAAAATGGTAAACAAACTAATATTAAAGAGTTATGCAAAATTTATTAAACAATATCATACAGGATCCTAAAAGCGAAATATACAATTTCAATTTAGGTTGGTATTATGAACAACAAGGCCATACTGCGTCAGCATTATCATTTTATTTAAAAGCAGCTGAATATGGAGTAAACCGAGATATAGTATACGAGTCTTTAATTCGAATGTCTAAGTGTCTATCTAAACAAGGAAGAAGACCAGCAACTGAAAAATCGCTAATACATAATGCTATCTCATATGAACCAACTCGACCAGAAGCTTATCTTATATACAGTCAATATGCTGAGTATCATAAAGATTGGCACGGGGCTTATACAATGTCTAATATTGGATTGCAATTTATTAACAATGCTAAACCTACTATTACTGACATTGGATATTTAGGAGAGTATGTATTGATATTTCAAAAAGCACTTTCTGGATTTCAAAAAGGATTAAGTAGAGAATCTAGATTGTTATTTTATAAATTAATTGATGATTATTCAAATGTTATGAATGAGTTTTATACAGCAGTAACATCTAATAATATTATTAATATTGGAGCAATGCTAACCTTCAATAACAAATATACAGAGTCTAAATATTTCGATTTACGTTTTAAGTTTACAGAGGCTGATAAAATTAAAACTAACTATGCACAAACTTATCAAGATATGTTTACATTGTCAATGCACAATGGAAAGCGAAATGGGACTTATTTAGAAATAGGATCAAATGATCCATTTTTCAATAGCAATACAGCTTTATTAGAAACACAATTTGATTGGACCGGAGTATCAATTGATATTAAACAACCAGAAGTTGATAAATTCAATGCTCAAAGAAAAAACCAAGCAATAGCAGTAGATGCTACTCAAATTAATTATACAGATTTAATTGCTAAACATTTTACTTCAATTGACGACAAATATGAAATTGATTATTTACAAATAGATTGTGAGCCTGCAGAAACTACATATAAAATTTTAACAATGATTCCATTTGAAACTTGCAAATTCGGAGTTATAACATACGAGCATGATCATAGATGTGATGTTAGCAGAACATGTAGAGAAAAATCTAGAAAGTTTTTAACTGCTAAAGGATACAAGCTAATAGTAAATGATATTGCGCCTGACGATGCACATTCATATGAAGATTGGTGGGTTCATCCAGATTTAATTGATACATCTATTATTTCAAAAATGGAATGTGTAAATGATCAAATTAAAAATGCAGAAAAATACATGTTAAATAAATTATAGTCATTAATAAACGCTATTTTAATCAAAAGGTACAGTCGACAAACTTTTATCCTATAAGAGTACTTGACTTTAAAGATCGGCTGCACAATCAAGTAATACAAGGATGTACGTATAGTTTAAATTGTAAATACAATGCAATCTAATAACAATAAACTAAAAAACAAATATTCATTTGTTAATCAATTAGTTTCAAAAGAACAGCCCATAATTATTAATGTACATTTTAAGTAATGTAAAATTTAATAAATTAATATAATAATATAAATAAATTAGTTATGTCAGAAATCAAATTAACAGAACAAGAACTAAAACAAGTTCAAGAGCTTCGTACAAAATACGCAACAATCACTGCTCAATTAGGTCAGCTTAAAGTAGAGCAAATCATCGTTAACGAGCAAACCAATCGCTTAAGCGAGTTAGAATTGGAATTTACTAAAGAATATTTGTCTATTCAAACTGAAGAAGAAAAGCTAGCTGCAGCCATTACTACTAAGTATGGAGAAGGCGAAATTGATGTAGAAACAGGAGTAATTACTGTACTCTAATCTTCTGTTTGACCAAAACAAACCATATTTATTAGTAGATAAATAATCTTTTAACAACCAAATCTTAAACATAAAAACACAATGGCAGAAAAAATCGTTAGCCCCGGTGTCTTTACCGAAGAAAAAGATTTGTCGTTCTTACCTCAAGGAATTGCCGGTATTGGAGCAGCATTTGTAGGACCAACCACAAAAGGTCCAGCAATGATTCCAACATCAGTAACTTCATATAGCGAGTTCGTTCAAATTTTCGGTGATACCAATCCAAATTTATACTTACCTTACGCAGCTAAGGAGTATTTAGCAAATTCAGGACAATTAACAGTTGTTCGTACTTTACATGATGATGGATATGAATTATCAAGTCCTTTAGCGTTAGTAGCTACTGGTTCATTTGGTTCTAGACATATTGCATTAATTCACCCTTCGCAAGTAGTTTCAGAGACTACTGCATTTTATAATGGTACTACTCCATTGTTTCAAGCATCAGCATTAACTTCAAATATCTCAGGATCGTTCGTAATTAACGTATCTGGTTCATATACAGTTGATACCGCTGCATTCCCTAACGCTGTAGGAAATGGATCTGCTATTTATAGTGCTTCATTAAATAGCTCAAATGCTAACTTTTTAACTAAAGTATTTAGCAAGACTGCTAACACAACTTCAACTCCAGGTTATTTGTATACAATGTTTACTAAAGCTGCATCAGCTTCATTAGCTGCTGACCCTGCTTGTACTATTTCTATTCAAACTGGATCATTTGATTTCACTGATGGTTATATGGAAGCTCAAACTCCATGGATCATTTCTCAGACAGTAGCAGCTGCTAATCAGAATTTATTCAAATTGCATACTATCGCTGATGGTATTCATTCAAATTACGAAACTAAAGTTGCTATTTCAAATATCAAACCTGCTGGAACAGTAGCTGGATCTGAATATGGTTCATTTACCGTAACAATTCGCGCCGTAGATCAAACTAAATTAAACGCAATTGGTTCTCCATATACAACTCAAGACTCAGATGTTCGTCCTAGTATATTAGAATCGTTTGATAACGTTAATTTAGATCCTAATTCTGCAAGATACATTGCAAGAGTAATTGGTGACCAATATATGACATTTACTTCAGGTAAAGTTATTGTATCTGGAGATTATCCAAGTAAATCTAAATATGTATATGTTGAAGTAGATGATAACGTAGCTAAAGGAGTTTATTCTCCAGAGTTAGTTCCTTTCGGATTTGCCGCTTTATTTAATCCATTACCTTCAGCTTTTGAAAATATACCTTCTGCTAGTTTCGCAACTGCTCAAACTATCAATGGTATTTACAACAAACGTAAGCATTTCGGATTTGAATATGATTTCGTAAACACAGATAACATCAATTACTTAAAACCACTTCCTGCAGCAAATGCAACGATTGGTTCAAATGCTAAATTCTTATTATCTAATTGTTTAGAAGATTCAACTTTAGGCAGTAATGCTATTGACTTAACGACAGCTACTTCAATTGACTCTCGTAAGTTTATTGTTCCTTTCCAAGGTGGTTCAGACGGTATTCAATCTAACCGTAGAATTTTAGTAGGAGCTGATATCGTAGCTGCAAATACTCAAGGATATGATTTATCAAGTGCAACAGCTGCTGATTATTCAGTATACAAAAATGCAATTGATGCAGTATCTAATCCTGATGAGTTAGACATTAATATGATAGCTCTTCCAGGTGTTATTCAAGATGCTCACTCTGCAGTAATTGATTACGCTGCTAATATGTGTATTGACAGAGGTGATACTTTCTTAGTATTTGATTGTGTTGGCTTAACTGGAAATATTGCTGCTGCTACTTCAGCAGTTGAAGCTTTAGATAATAACTATGCCGCTACTTACTACCCTTGGGTGAAAATTGTAGATGCTAATATTAACAAACCAGTATGGGTACCACCAAGTGTGGTAATTCCAGGCGTGTTAGCTTTCAATGATAGAGTAGCTGCTGAATGGTATGCACCTGCAGGTTTAAATCGTGGTGGTTTATCAACAGTATTAGACGCTTATACTCGTTTAACTCACGCTGAAAGAGATGAGTTGTATGAAGGTCGCGTTAATCCTATTGCTACTTTCCCTGGTCAAGGTGTTTGTGTATGGGGTCAAAAGACTCTTCAAGCTAAACCTTCAGCATTAGATCGTATCAATGTTCGTCGTTTATTAATTGCTGTTAAGAAATACATTGCATCAGCTACTAAGTATTTAGTATTTGAAAACAATACAGCAGCAACTCGTAACCGTTTCTTAAATATCTGTAATCCTTATTTGGAATCAGTACAACAACGCCAAGGTTTATATAGCTTTAAAGTTGTAATGGATGAAACAAATAACACTCCAGATATCATCGATCGTAACATTATGTATGGTCAAATATTCTTGCAACCAGCTAAGACCGCTGAATTCATTATTATTGATTTCAACATCTTACCTACCGGTGCAGCATTTGCTCAATAATTAAAATTACAATAAAGATAAAGCCTCTAGAAATAGGGGCTTTTCTTTTGTTTTTAAGTATCATCATATTTATTAATATAAAAAAAACTGATGCCTAATATATAAATGGTATAGTTTTTACAAAAGAAAGATATTTATATTAAAGAAATACTAAACAAAAAAAACAATGGCTGAATTATTAGACCCAACCGAAATAATGTTTACCGCTTTTGAACCAAAAGTGGCTAACCGTTTTATCATGTACATTGAAGGTATCCCTGCTTATTTAATTAAAGCGACTAATCGTCCAGGTATTACTTTCGGTGATGTGGTATTAGATCATATCAACGTAGAAAGAAAATTAAAAGGAAAAGGACGTTGGAATGATGTATCAATTACTTTATACGATCCAGTAGTTCCTTCAGCTTCTCAAGCAGTAATGGAATGGGTTCGTTTATCTCATGAGTCTGTAACAGGTCGTGATGGTTATTCTGACTTTTACAAGAAAGACATTACTTTCAATGCTTTAGGACCAGTAGGTGATAAAGTTGAAGAATGGACGCTAAAAGGTGCTTATATTGGAGACGCTAACTTTGGTGACTTTGATTGGGCTACTGAAGATGCTGTAAATATTCAATTAACATTGAAATACGATTACGCAATTTTGCAATTCTAATAATTTTAGTATCATCAATATATGTAAAGAGGCCATAGAAATATGGTCTTTTTTACTGTTTAGATATTTATATTAAAGACAAATACAATGAAAACATCAGAATTTAGAAACTTAATCCGCGAAGAAGTTAAAAAAACTTTAAACGAAGGTGGAACTGGTATAGCTGAAAATATGTGGGTAAAAGAGTTAGTAGGTAAGAAAATTACAAAAGCATTTGTTAAAACAAGTGGTCCAGATTTAATCATATGGTGTGAAGATGGGTCACAGTACACATTGAAAACTGTAGCAGGCTTGGTTAAGTGGGATAAATAACTACCTATAATGAAATTAAACGAAGGTACATTTGAAGGTAATTCAATCGCTGTTTATAATGCCTAAAACGGCAGAAGTCATGATATAATAAAATAAAATACAATGAATCCAAAAGAATTTAAAAGGTTGTTGAAAGAGTTTGCTCCTACTCAACAAATTACTGAAGCAGATATTCAGCCTACAGGACCTGATGGCGAAAAAATTACAGACCCAGTTATTATCAAAAATTTAAATCTGGCTATTAAGGCAGTTAATTCTGCTATTCGTCCTAAATTAATACAAATGATTGAAGATCCAGAAGCAGCAAAGGCTTTGAAATCTACCTCTCAAAGAGCAGCGGTTATAGCTGCTATGGCAATTGCATTTGGAATTTCAGAAAAAGAATTTTCTCAAATCATTGTTAAGATCAAGACATTACTTAAGAAGTCAGATGACACTGTAAGTGAAGAATAATACAATTACATATTTATATTAAATAAAACCATTAGTTATGCCAACAGTTAACGATAACTATCCTAAAAAGGATAATGCAGAAATGTCGGATGCGCAGTTAAAAGAACTTGCCATTCAACAAATGCAACGCCAAGAGGTTAAAAACTCTGGATTCCCAACAGAAATGATTTCATTACCGTCTCAAGGTAAAGTATATCCTGAGACAAGTCCTTTATCTTCAGGTAAGATAGAAATGAAATACATGACAGCTCGAGAAGAAGATATTCTTACTTCACAAAATTTAATTCGTCAAGGAATTGTATTAGAAAAGCTAATGCAATCAATGATTGTATCTCCTATTAATTACAATGATTTAGTTATTGGAGATAAAAATGCTATTATGGTCGCTGCTCGTATTTTAGGATACGGTAAAGACTATTCTGCTTCTGTAGATTGTCCAAAATGTGAAGCTAGTAATCCTATTGAAATAGATTTAACTCAGTTACCTGAAAAGTCTATTCCTGAAGATGCTAAAATGATATCTCCAGGCGTATTTGAATTTACGTTACCTCAATCAAAACGAGTAATTCATTTTAAATTAATTAATACAGGTCTAGATAAGCAAATTACTAGAGATTTAGAAGCAACTAAAAAAGCTAATAAATCATCCACTGCAATTGACAGAGAATTGACTACTAGATTGAAAAATATCATAGTGTCAGTTGACGGCGAGACAGATAAAAAATTCATAAGCAATTTTGTTGATAATGAATTATTTGCAATGGATTCTAGATCATTTAGAACATATATGAAAGAAGTAGCACCTGACACGACATTTGCCGTTAATTTTGTATGCAGCGAATGCGACCACGAAGAGGAGGCGTTAGGGTTTTCAATTGATACTAACTTTTTTTGGCCTAAGTTCTAAACACAAACCTTTAATTCATAGTCAGTTATTTGATATGGTTTATCATGGCCATGGATTTACCTGGTCTGAATTATATAATATGCCAGTTTGGCTTCGTAAATTTTATTATAAAAAGATGGAAGAAGCAATGAGTAAACAAAAAGAAGCTCATACAAAAGCATCTAAAAAAACATCTAAACCTAAAATATCAAGACCATCAGTAGGACCTAAATAAGGTCCTATTTTTGTATTCGTATGAAATTGATACCAACTGTTTATTAAACTGATATTTATATTAAATAAAGAGTAAATTACATGAAAACCTCTCAAATAAAACAAATTATTAAAGAAGAAATAATATTAAATAAACTTAATGTTATTGACAGCTCTATTTCATCAATTTGTGAAGAATATATGCAAGTGTCAACTTTAAATGAAAGTATTTTAGGATCATTAATGGGTCTTTTTCTAGATTCTAAATACAGAAAAAAAGCTGAAGAGCTTAAAAAATCTCCAGAGTATAAAGATTTAATGCTTCAAATGAAAGTTTCAGCTGAATCACTTAATGCAGTAACTGAAAAATTAAAAAAAGCTATTGATGAAAAACAAGCAGCAATTGCAGCTGCTAAATCAGTAGGCATTAAACTTAAACCATATACAACAATTGATGATTTAATAGCACAGTTTCCTGGACATGCAAAATTATTAGCTAAATATAAACCTAATAAATAAATAAATGGCTAAAGATTCTGATAAATTAATTGCGGACCAAGCAAAACAAATTAAAGCCTTAAAAGAAGCTGCTCGTAAAAAAGAAGCTAAAGCGAGTACTGAAATGAAAGATCAAGTAGATTGGTCTCAACAGTTACTGGATATAGAATCTGAAAGAATTAAAGGATGGTCAAAGTTACGAGAGTCTCAAGAGTTGTCGGCAATGGCAATGGAAGACCTCCGAGATACTACGAAACAAATGTCTGCCATAGACAGAAAAAATTTAATTACTAATACTAAACAAGAAAAAGCACTTCAAAAAAATCTTAAAGCTCAAATTAAAATTTATGATTTAGAAAAAGAAGCTTTACCTCATAGAAAAAAATTATTAGAGTCTCAAGAAAAATTAAATAAACTACATGATAAATATAAAGAGTCAGTAGAAGAAAGTTTAGACTTTTTTGACGATTTTAATAGCAAAATAAAAAGTATTCCTATTGTAGGAGATTTTTTATCAAAGGCAATTGGATTAGATAAAATAAAAGAAGAACTTACTGATAAATTTACAGGGTATTTAACAAACGCATTAGACCCTGCATCAGCTGCGCAGGCAGCGGCATCCGCAGAAGCAGTTGCCGGCTATGAAGCACAAATTGCAGCTCAAGGAGTATTAGCAGCTGAAACTGGAGTAGTAGCTGTAGAATCCGGAGTAATTGCAACAGAAATAGGAGTTGCAGCAGCTGAGACAGTAGCTTTAACTGCAGGAACAGCAGCAGCATCTGTAGGAGCAATGGGATTTGCATCTGCAATGGGCGCAGCGGCAGTAGCGGCATGGGCAGCAATGTCACCAATGCTTCCTTTAATTGCTTTAGCTGCGGCATTGTTAGCAACAATAATGCTTATTAAAAAAGGATTAGATGTAGATGAAGAAATATCACATCTAGCTAAAGGAATGGGCCAAACTAAGCACGAAGCTGAAGAAGCACATCATCAATTTGCAGAAATTGCAGCTGATACTGAAATAGTAGGAGCTAATATAGAATCAATAACTCAAGCCAATAAAGATTTAAATGCTATTTTAGGAACTAACGTTACAGCGTCTAAAGAAATGTTAGAAGCTCAAGTTCTTCTAACAAAACAATATGGATTGACAGGCGAAGAAGCAGCAGAGTTTCAAGCCGTATCAGCCGGCACTGGTAAAACAGTTAATCAAAATTTAGCGACAGTTCAAGCAATGGTCGAAGGTTATAATACCATGACCGGCGATTCTTTGAATTTTAAAGAGATATCAAAAGACATTGCTAAAACTTCTAAAGCTACTTTAGCTTCTTATAAAGGAAACGTTAAAGCTCTTACGCTAGCTGCTATTCAAGCTAAGAAAATGGGTATGTCTTTAGAAGATACTCAACATGTAGCTGATAATTTGCTAGATATTGAATCTTCAGTTGAGGCTGAAATGAAAGCCAATGTATTGACAGGTAAGCATATGAATATGAATAAAGCTCGTCAATTAGCATTAGAAGGCAAAACAGCAGAAGCTGCAGCAGAGGCTGTTTCTCAAGCAGGTTCGCTTTCTGAATTAAACGACATGAACATTATTCAACGTAAATCAATTGCAGATGCAGCGGGAGTTACTGTTGATCAGTTAATGAAATCGGCTGAATTACAAGAATATAGCAATGCATTAAATGGCGCAGAGATAACAGATATGAAAGATCTAACTGCTGAACAAATCCATCAGTTAGAAATAGCAGGGGCAATTGATAAGACAAAGGCAGATCAATTAATGAAAGAACAACAAATTGCTTCTACAAATGAAAAAATGGCTCATATAGGAGATAGGTTATCAGCAATTATGATGAAGATTGCTGATCCAATCGTAGATATGTTAGATCCATTAATGGAAATGGTAGATTTTGTATTTCCTTTACTTGGAGTAGCAATGGCTCCAATGATGTTCGGATTTAAAGTTGTAGGCATAACTGTAGGAGGTATAATAAAAGCAGTTAGTTATTTAATCGGAGTTATCGGCCGATTAGGTATAATGATTAATGAAGCTTTAGGAGATCCGTTAAAAGGAATAGTAGATTTTTTCAAAGATATCGGAAATTCTATATCAAACTTCTTTGGAGGAATATTTGATTATTTTTCAGAAAGAATAACTAATATGTTACCAGATTGGGCATTGAAGTTATTAGATATAGGACCTTCAAATAAAGAATCAGAAGCTTCGCATCAGAAAGTTGATGATGCTATGATAGCTCCAGATGGAGGATTAGTAGTATCAGGTCAAAAAGGATCGTTTCAATTAAATTCTCAAGATTCTGTAGTAGCTGGAACTAGTTTAGGAGAGCAAAAAGACGACGGACCAAGTGACTTTAGCAATTGGTGGGATTCAATGACAGGCGGAAATGACAATGCAGAAATAGTTTCTTTATTAAGAGAATTAATCGCAAAAGTTGAACAACCAGTAATGGTTAATATTGGCGGCCGAGTAGTCGACGAAATGGAAAAACAAACTTCTTTAAGAAGAACGTATAATACCAAAATGGACAGCGGTTATGGCACGTTTGGATAATTATTAGTATATGGCATTAATAGACTTAAAATCAAATTTAGCAAGTTTTCGTTCAGACTTTTCAACACCTAGTGTTGCAACTCAAACTGAAATGCCGACTAAACAATTAAAGAAGGCTCAGCAAACACAAGCATCTCGAGCTACAGTGGATCGAACCAATTGGATTGATTCAGTTGTAATTAACGATTTTAAAAATACTGGCCCGACTGGTTGGCAACCTGGAAAATTTACTTTGCGATCACAATTAGGAGATGGAAAATCTCCATTAATAAGAAGTTATGACCCGCTTATAACAAACACTTATAATTGGTATAACTCTGATGGTAAAGTAAGTCCACATACAGGATTTTATAGTAAAGATAATACTTATCAAATAAAAGCAACTAAAAAAGGATTTTTAGCGGCTACATACAATACAAATTCTCCAGTAGATGATGTATATAAAAAGTTTAGTTTACAAGACGAAGCTTACAATCCGACTTACATAAAACAACCTTTTATTGTAAGAGGTATTCAGCGTAAAGGAAATGAAACTCCTCAATATTGGGGATTCGGATCTCGTTCAGGATTTGATGATGGATTGATTAGAGGCGGTGTAGTAACAGTTGCAGACCGAGTTGTATCAGATACCGTTCGTATTGCAAAATTCATGGCATCTCCTAAAGGTCTTTTATGGATAGTTAAACAAGTAGGATTAGGGTTAACCAATTCTAAAGTAGAAGCTGTTGGAGGAACTTTTGGTCGACAAACAAGAATACATACCGGAGTCGCTTCATTACTTTCAGTACCCGGTACTCCATTTGGATTGCATTTTACTCGCCATGGCATTCCATTTGCAAATGAATCTGCTAGCTATGAAAATGTAATTAAAGAGAAGCAACGTACAAGCGCTGGGGAAGTATATAGCAGATTAATTGATTTGCAAAAAGAATTTGATGCTGGTAAATTTTATAGCAATAAAATAATAGAAGGCTTATCTAAAGTTAAAATATTTAAAACTAAGTCGCTAGGCTCTAACATATTATCAGGATTAGGCGGACCAGGTTCAGTATATGGAATAGGATTTACTCAAATTCGCAGAGTTACAGACACTAAATCAGACGCAGTTGAACGAGCAGCAAGATTTGGATTTACTCAAATACATAGTATTGAGTCTCAATACGCGTCTGCAATTGGTAAAGCATCAACTTCAACAAAAACAGATGAGTTAATTAAACTACCTGGTGAAAATGTAATTAGAAACAGTAGAATTGATAATGAAATTGGCGGAGTTTTACCAAATGGACAATTTGGTAATTATGATGAAAAAACCCCTGGTAATGATCAAGAAGCTGATTTATCAACTTTAGCAACACTTAAAAATACATATACAAGCACTCCAAATAACCCAATTAATACATATGCTACATTAGCGTATACAAAAATTAATAAAAATGCTAGGTCGGAAAGAAAAGGAGATTTTCGAAATGGATTAGATGATAGCGCTAAATCATTTAGCGGTAAAAAATTAACTGCTGATCAAAATCAATATGAAAAGTATAATTTAGAAACTAAATACGGATTTGGTAATGTTGGTAAAGTTGGAGCAGACAGAAGCGATCCTAATAAATTTTTAGTAGATTCGACAGAGTTTACTAAAAAGAAAAAAAATAGATTTGTTTTAATTAATAAAGGAGATGCATTTCGTGGAGATAAAGTAACTGCTATTGACATAGCATCTCCTGGAAAAAACAATCAAGTATATACAGATACCGGTCAAGATTTAATTACATTTTATTTTGAAGATGGCGAAGAAGGGACAAATGTAATGCCATTTAGATGTACAATGACTGGATATTCAGATTCATTTACTCCAGGATGGGATAGAATAGATATTATGGGACGTCCAGATGGCGCGTATTTATATACAACATTTGAACGTTCAGTTTCATTTAATTTTACAGTAGCCGCATTATCTCGTTCAGAAATGATACCTATGTGGAGAAAGTTAAATTATCTATCTACATATACAATGCCAGACTTTAATGGTTCGGCTAGACCATCAGGTCCATTTATGAGAATTAGTATAGGAAGTTTATTTAAAAACACTCCTGGATTTATTTCTTCTTTAACATATACAGTCCCAGATGACACCAATTGGGATATAGCAGAAGATGCAAAAACTAATAAAAATGCTAAACAATTACCAATGGTAGTTGATGTAGCTATGTCGTTTACTGTAGTAGGTGACTTCCGACCACAAATGATGGGAAGAGCTTATAGTTTACAAGGAGAAGGCGATTGGTTAAAAGATTCAGTTACAAAATTAGGATCAAAATCTAAAGGTAAAAAATAAAAATTATGTCAAGATACGATAATTACACATTTACTCAAACACCTAAATTAGATGTTGAGAACAAACGAAGATATTACGATTCGTTAATAGATCCTGTAATCGAAAAAAGCGTTGATGATATTTATGTAGTTACGAGTGTCGGAGAACGTTTAGACCTATTAGCATGGAAATATTATCAAGATCCAGAATTATGGTGGATTATTTCTGCAGCGAACCCAGAATTACGAAAGGATTCCTTATATTTAGAACCTGGTATTCAAGTTCGTGTACCTAGAGATTATCAAGTAGTATTACAATTGTTTATAGATCAAAATAGTTTTAGATAATGGCAGAACAAACAATATTTTTTACAGATTGTGATAAATCAATATTTGATGCGATTAAGGCCCGTAGAGCAATTTACGGTTCAGAAAATCGCAGCAGTACAGATCATGCATGGTTATATAAAAAGATGGCTTATGCAACAGCGTCTGCTCGTAATAGCACAAATCAAAGAACATCTTCATTATTAACTCCTACGGGTGCTGGAGTAGGTGGTGGTGGATTATATAGAGGTAAAACGCCAACTCAAGATGGTAGGTTTTTACCTAAGCCTCATATTAATACAGTAAAAGTATCTAATGAAGGAGACTTTGGATCTATTAAAAAATGCGAAGTAACATTTACAGTATATAGCAGAGCAGATTTAGATAAAATGCAATCATTCTTTGATATAGGAGCTGATTTAGTAGTTCAATATGGATGGAATAATGCAGGCCCCGCGGGCGGTAAGCCTGGTATGTTTAAAGGAGTTGTATATAATTTCGGATATCAAGTTAATATCTCAGGTGGATTTGATTGCACTACATATGGAATAGGGCCTGGTATAGCAGCGTTAGCAGGTAATGTCAATGCAGCTTCTGATAGTAAAGGTCAAAAGATAACAGATCCTTTAGGAAATGTAGTTAGTTATAATAGCTTATCAGAAGCATTAACGACATTAAAATCAAAAGCTGATCAATTACAACCTGGAGTAGTTAATGAAGATGCAGTTGGATGTGTTAAAATGCCTTCATCATGGGGAACCGCTAGCGAGTCAACTGAGTCAAAAGAAGCAGCTCAAAAAGCTGAAGATGCTTCTATGTATTTTATTTCGCTGGAAAAGATAGTTCAATTAATTAAATTAAAAGTATTAGAAGACGCGGGTGGTGATAAAATGAAAAATATCACATTCAAATGTAACGGTACTATTACCTTAGGTAATATTCCTGGTCCAGATTATTTAGTATCAGCAAATCCAAAAGAAATTTTATTTCCTGGACTATGCAAATACGGTACTAATCATACTTTTACTTTTGGAGATTATGATGCTAAATTTACTGCATCTGACCCCGGAGGCGATTTAAGCAAGACAATGATTAATATTGATTATCTTATTGATACGCTATCTAAAATAGGAGAATCAACTCAAGATAAAAGTAAATCTGCAGACAGTACAATCGCTAAATTTTTTAAAATATTATTTGATAGAATTCATTATTGCAGTGGCACTAGATTTAAATTGTCATTAGCAACAAACGCAAAAGGCGCTGACGGTCAAGATGATTCTGAATTTTTAGTAGTTGATACCAATTATATAGCCGCTCCATTAAAAAATCAAATTTTAGAATTAACTGCGGTAACTGAACAAAGCGTTTGTAGAGCAATTTCATTAGTAGCTAAAATTCCTTCAGAAATGGTAACAATGGCGTATGTACAAAATACAAGCACATTAGCAAAAGCTGATACATCAGGAATAGGTGCAGTAACTGGAGGGTCTACACAAAAACAAGCAGGTGCTGAAACTGCTAAACCAACATTACAAGAGTGTCTTTTAAAATTCGACTCTGCAGAAGTAACTGCTAAAGATATTACTTCATTGCAAGCTGCTTTAAACCGAGTGTATATAGGTGGAAATGATCCTGGATCAAAACCTTCTAAAGAAGCAATTCCATATCCTATTGATTTTTCAGCCACTATAGATGGATTAGAAGGATTTGTATTTGGAAATGCAATCACTACAAATTACTTACCTTCAGTATATGCCGATAAAAACGGAACAAAAGTTGCATTTACTATAACTAAAGTAGAACATACTATTGCTAATAATGATTGGACGACTAGTTTATCAACAATATGTAGATTAATACCTAGACCATGATAAGAAATAAATTATATTATCCTAAATCACATATAATTACCAATCTTCATACAGATGGTAAAGAATGGATGTTTGAGGACTCTACGGAATTTATTGGTTATTATCATAAATACGTCGATGGAACTGTATTAAGTGGAGCTGTATATAGCAGAACAGAATCTAAAAAATTAATACCTTATATTGATTCAGTAAAAGATCCTACAAATGTAATATACGATTCACTTAAAAGCAAATCAAGTTTTAAAGCTCCTTATACAGTATACACAATACCAACTGAGTCAGACTTTGAAGCTGGAAAAATAATTAGATATTTTTTACGTAGAAGAAATACTTCTACATATGAAGATATTACAGAAATTGATAAAGACCAATACAAACTTTGGAAACAGTCTTCAGGTGGTATTGACAGAACATTATACAATGCTATTACACTTGAATGGAAGTTAACAGGCCCGTTAAATGATATACGAGAAGGCCTTAATGTAACATATGGTGTATCAGACACTAATAAACGAATGGTAGAGTTAAAAGATTCAGAATTTCTTGGATTAAAGAACTTTTTAACTGATTATATTGAATATACCATTTATTCTCCTTACATAGATAAAGAAATTAAAAAATTATTTGTATATTTGAATTAGTTTACTTATATTTACTAGGTAATGAAAATCATCGAAACAACATCGGAGTTTAATTCTTTCCTAGAACAAAGTAAAGAATTCGATTGGATAGTTGTGCCTACATACTGTAACGGAGAAAGACCTGTATATACAGATCACGTTTCTGTTGTATATGTATATGTCATCAATTTAGATGAAGAGGTTATGATAGTATTCAACCATACAGAAGGTCTTTCGCTTTCAGAAGAACTACTAAATCAATTTCCATTAGATAAAAAATTATTTGTATATGGTAAAAAACGATTTAAAAGATTTTTAGATCGACCAAATATCATAGACATCAATTTAGTAGAGTATTTTTATAACAATCAGCCAATTGAAGATGATTTTGAAACTTCAGCTCACGAGTTCTTTACGAGAACCTATGGTAACTTCACTGATTTAAATACAATCATTCCAATTACTAAACACATTGAAAAGAGTCAAGCAATTAGTCAACGATTTTTAGATGTATATGATTTCTTTCAAGAGGATGCAGCTTTTACCAAGTATAATGATTTGATAATTGATTCTCTTTATCAAATAGAACAAAATGGATTATTTACCAATTATGAACAATTTAAGAAAAAATTCAACGAAGCTATATTATATGATCATTTCGCTTATTCAGAATATAACATATACACTACTACCGGAAGACCTAGTAATAGGTTTGGTGGTATTAACTATGCTGCTTTAAATAAAGACAATGGTCAGCGAGCGGCATTTGTTTCTAGATTTGGAGAAAATGGATTTATAATGTCCTTTGACTATGACGCTTATCATTTAAGATTGCTAGCAGAGTTAGTAGATTATAAATTTCCAGATAAAGTTTCAGTGCATGAGTATTTAGGTAAATTTTATTTTCAGAAAGAAGAGCTGACAGCAGCTGAATATTCAGAGTCAAAGTCTATTTCATTTAGACAGCTTTATGGAGGTATAGGAGAAGAGTATTTGGAAATTCCATTCTTCGCAAAAATATATGAATACACTCAGTTATTATGGGCTAGATATAGACAAGATGGGTATGTAGAAACTCCAATGTTCGGAAGAAAATTATTTAAATCTTTCTTCTCTGAAATGAATGCAGCAAAGCTTTTAAATTATGTATTGCAGTCCTACGAGACCGAGCGAAACATGGCCGTTATTCATAACATACTTCTACGTACACAGTCTTTCTCATCGAAGCTAATACTTTATACCTATGACAGTTTTTTATTCGATTTTAATAAAAAAGACGGAGCTGAATTAATAAAAATAATCAAAGAAGAATTAGAACAAAATGGCAAATTTCCAATTAAGTTAGAGATAGGTCCCGACTATCACAATATGATTACAGTAAAAAGGAACGTTTAATATATTTATATATGAAAAAGATCAGTTATAATATTATTCGCTTTGGTACAATTAATTTGTTTATTTACAATAGAACCGGAATTGGATCATACAATAGGTATGATATCAAAAACGTATGAAGTTGTTTATAAAAGAATTTTTATTTTATCAATTGATAGCAGTGATGAGCTTATTTGTAGTTTCAATGTTGAGAAAGGTAATGTAAGAAAACAATTACCAGGAGCAATGTTAGTGCATCGTAAAAAGGAAACCAATACGTTGTATACAATTAACTCGTTAAATGCTTTAATTAAAAAAGAGAATGGTGGAATAGTAGATCCGAGCTTTGCAGTTGAATGGTCAAAGTATGCAAATAGTCTTTTAGTAACTTCAAATAACGATTTGAAAGTACTTCAGACGAAAGTATATCAGATTATTAATTTGTAAAGTTTTTAAAGAAATATTTGGTACCTACGAAAGGTTATCATATATTTAGTTATGTTAGGAGTTGAATATGTAGACACGGTATTCTAGACACCCGAGTAAACATTACCAATTACTAATTATCAATTAATCAATTAACAATTAAAAAAAAAGAAAAATGGCTATTAATTTAGATGCTATCAAGCAAAAACTCAATTCGTTACAAAACGTAACAACCAAATCAAACAATCTCTGGAAGCCAGAACCTGGCACTCAAGTAGTACGTATTGTACCTTACCAACATAACAGAGAAAATCCATTTATTGAACTTTATTTCCACTATAACTTTGGTGGTAAGTCAATTTTATCTCCTCAATCATTTGGTCGTCCTGATCCTATTATTGAATTCGCTGAAAAATTGAAATCAACAGGTAACTCTGACGATTGGAAAGCTGGAAAGAAATTAGAACCAACAATGCGTTGTTATGTTCCAATTATCGTTCGCGGTAAAGAATCTGAAGGTGTTAAATTCTGGGGCTTTGGTAAATCAGTGTATCAAGAACTTTTAGGCTTTATTGCTGACCCTGATTATGGTGATATTACAGATCCAGTTGCTGGACGTGACATCGCAGTAGAATTCAAAGCTGCTGATCAAACAGGAAAGTCTTATCCAGAGACCACAATTCGTGTTAAGCCTAATCAGACTGCAGTTACTGATAACAAAGCAATTTTAGAGAAGTTAGGTAACCAACCAAAAGTAACTGATATTTTTAAAGAGTCTTCATACGAAGAAATGACTAAAATGTTACATAACTGGTTAGATCCTGAAAACAACCCTACACCAGAAGCTGAAACTCCTGCTCCAAAAGCATCTAATGCTAATAAAGCTGGATTAGAAGAAGCTTCTCCGGTTGCAAAAGTTGATGATGTAGCATCAGCGTTCGATTCACTGTTTAATAACTAAAAAACAAGTAACTGAAAGGTTACGACAGGATAACTATGGCAAAAAGTAAAACAACAGTTGATGAAGGAGTAATACAAGATGATTTAGCTTCAGTATTAGCAGACAATCTCAATAAGAAATTTAAAAGCTCAAATTATAAAGTAGCTTATTTCTTAGAAGGTGATACAGACGCTCCCTCTGAAGTAAATGAATGGGTCTCAACCGGATCTACAATGTTAGATTTAGCAATTTCAAATCGACCTAACGGAGGACTTCCAGTAGGACGTATTATTGAAATTACCGGTTTAGAAGCTTCAGGTAAATCATTATTAGCTGCTCACGCATTAGCTGACACTCAGAAAAAAGGAGGCTTGGCAGTGTATATTGACACTGAAAACGCAATCTCTAGAGAGTTTCTAGAAGCTATAGGAGTTAATCTTAAGGATATGTTATATGTCCCTTTAGAGACAATTGAAGACATTTTTGATGCTATGGATAGCATCGTAGAATCTGTTAGAAAGAACTCTAAATCAAGAATAGTTACTATAGTAGTAGATTCTGTTGCCGGCGCATCAACTAAACAAGAGATGGCAGCTGATTATGATAAAGATGGTTGGGCCACTTCAAAGGCAATTATCTTATCAAAAGCAATGCGTAAAATTACTAATTTTATTGGTAGAGAACGTATATGTTTGATATTCACTAATCAGTTACGTACTCGTTTAGGAGTTTCGTTTGGCGACCAATGGACAACATCAGGTGGTAAGGCAATCGCATTCCACTCGTCAGTTCGTCTTAGGTTAAAGTCAGTAGGACAAATTAAATTAGCAAAGTCTGCAGATAAACCAGAGGCAGTTGTAGGAATTACAACTCGAGCTCAGGTAGTTAAAAATCGTATGGGCCCGCCTTTACGTACTGTAGATTATGATATTTACTTTGATTCAGGTATTGACGACTTTGGTAGTTGGTTAACTATGATGAAGAATTATAATTTAGTAACTCAAGCAGGTGCATGGTATACTTATACTAACACTGAGACAGGTGAAGTAGTTAAATTCCAATCTAAAGATTTCAAATCTAAGTTAATTGACGATCCAGAAATGAAAGCGCAGGTTTATAAAACAATTTGCGAAAAATATATTCTTAATTATAGAGCCGGTGATGACTTTGGTATCGACGATATTGAAATCGAAACAGAGTTTGACGGAGAAGAATCATAAACAAATATGAAAGGTTACGCAGAATTATTAAGACAAGTTCGCGAAGACCACGAAAAACAGAATTCAGGTTTAGAGAAAGACAGTAAAGTGTTGATTATCGACGGCCTGAATTCGTTTATTCGGGTTTTTAGTGCAGTCCCTCTCGTTAATGACGATGGCGAACATATTGGAGGTTATATAGGATTTATGCGATCAATCGCAGCTGTTATTAGACAGTTCAAACCTACAAGATGTATTATTGTATTTGACGGTAAAGGAGGCTCGGCCCGAAGAAAGAAAATGCACTCTGGATATAAAGAAGGTAGATCAATGTCTACTAGATTTAATCGTAGAGGAGATGTAGGTGAGCAATCTGTAGAAGAAGAAATTGCATCAATGCGATTGCAAATGAGTAAATTGTCAGAATATTTAGAATGTCTGCCAGTTACTCTTATATCAATTGATAATATCGAAGCTGATGATACTATTGCATATTTAACGACAGAAGTATTTCGTCCTATAGGAAGTGAAGTCATTATAATGTCCGACGATAAAGATTTTATCCAGTTAGTAGATAGCAAGACTTCAGTATGGAGACCAGTAGAAAAGAAATATTATACACCTAAAGAAGTTAATGATAGATTCGGAGTACCTTCTCATAACTTTATTCATTATAAAGTATTTATGGGAGATGGCTCTGATAACATCAAAGGCATTAATGGAGTAGGCATAAAAACACTTCAATCTAAATTTCCAATGCTATTAGAAGAAAAGACTATTACGCTAGAAGAGCTATTGGATTTTTGTAAAGCTAAACAAGACGATCATAAAATATATAGAACAGTTGTTGATAATGAAGTTGCAATGCGACTCAATTGGCAATTGATGTCATTAGAAGATTTGGATATAGCCAGTAATTTTAAATTAATGATTACAGATATGGCAGCAAGACCAATTCCAAAATTAGACACATTTACTTTTAAAAAGATGTTTATGTCAGATAAAGCTTATACAGCAATACCAAATGTAGACACTTGGTTAGCAAATAGTTTTAGCACACTTGCAGCATTTAGTCAAAAATAATTTTTAAATTACAAATGAAAAATATATATTTAACGTATGTCAGATAAATTATCAAATTTCGGTTACGGATTTCAAATTAAGATTATATCTTCTTTGTTAACTGATAAGCCATTTTTACAACAAGTTTCAGATATTCTATTGCCTGAATTCTTTGAATCAGAAGCAAATCAATGGATAGTTGAAACTACGGTAAAGTATTTCAATGAATATAAGACAGCTCCAACGTTAGATGTATTTAAAATTAAAGTTCAAGATGTTGATAGAGAAGTAGTTAAGACTTCAATTATTGAATCTCTTAAAGACTCTTATCGATATTTAGAATCTGAAGATTTAGATTTCGTAAAAGAACAAACAGTAGACTTTTGTAAAAATCAATGCATTAAAAGAGCTATTTTAGATTCAGTTGAACTTCTTCGCAGAGGTCAATATGATTCTATTAAAGCTACTATTGATGCGGCTATGAAAGCAGGAGCAGATAAAGAAGTTGGTCATGAATATAATGAGTCAGTTGAAGCTCGATACTTAGACAATATAAGATCCACTATTCAAACTCCATGGCCAATTATTAACGATTTGTCAGACGGTGGGTTTGGTAAAGGAGAGTTAGTTGTCTTTGTAGCACCTGCTGGTATTGGTAAATCTTGGGGTCTTATTAACGTAGGAGCTCATGCAGTTAAGCAAGGATTAAATGTAGTTCATTATACATTAGAGTTAAATGAAGGTTATGTAGGTCAGCGTTATGATGCTGTATTAACAGGTATAGCAGCACAGAATTTAAAATATAATCAAGACGAGATTGCTAATATGGTATCTAAATTAAAAGGTAATTTAGTTATTAAATATTGGCCAACTAAAACAGCATCGTGCTCGACTATTAGATCTCATATAGAGAAAATGATTATGGTAGGTAAAAAACCAGATTTACTCATTGTCGATTATGCAGATTTATTAAGAGGAGCAGTAGCTAGAAAAGAAATGCGTCATGAGTTAGAATCTATCTATGAAGACTTGCGTGGTATAGCAGGAGAGTATGAAGTTCCTTTATACACAGCATCGCAAGCAAATAGAAGTGCATTGGAGCAAGATGTAATTGAAGCTGACAAAATATCAGAGTCATATTCTAAAGTAATGATTGCAGACTTTGTATTATCACTATCTAGAAAGGTAACAGATAAGATAGCAGGCACTGGTAGATGGCATATTATCAAGAATCGTTTCGGACCTGACGGACTTACACTTCCAAGTAAAATGAATATGAGTAATGGACAAATTCATATCTATGAAGAAACCTCCGTACAAGGAAAAGATACTAATAAACAAATGCAAACAGGTGAAGAATTATTAAGGAAAAGTTTATTACAAAAATATAAAGAAGTCCAGGGAGATTCTTTAGGGTAACCAATAGTTATATAACCCGGAGGAAAGAGTCTAACTAAAACAACAAATCAATTATGGAATTATCAAACGAAATTTTATCGGACATTACCGTCCATATGAAGTATGCACGCTTTCGCCCAGAGCTGCAGCGTCGAGAAACTTGGGAAGAGCTAGTTACCCGTAACAAGGAAATGCACATCAAGAAGTATCCGCATTTAGAGGCAGAGATTGAAGAGACGTATAAATTCGTTTATGATAAAAAAATATTACCTTCAATGCGCAGTTTGCAATTTGGTGGTAAGCCTATTGAAATTTCTCCAAACAGAATTTACAATTGTGCTTATTTACCTATTGACGATTGGAGAGCATTTGGAGAAGTAATGTTTTTATTACTAGGTGGCACAGGAGTAGGGTATTCAGTACAAAAACATCACGTAGATGCATTACCTGAAATTAGAAAACCAGATGCAAAAAGGAATAGAAGATTTTTAATAGGAGACTCTATTGAAGGTTGGGCAGATGCAATTAAGATGTTAATGAAATCTTATTTTCATGGAGGAGCATCTATTAACTTTGACTTTTCAGACATTCGTCAAAAAGGAGCAATGTTAGTAACTTCAGGTGGTAAAGCACCCGGACCTCAACCATTAAAAGAGTGTTTAGTAAAAATTCAAGGTATCTTAGATACTAAAATAGATAATGAAAAATTATCACCAATTGAAGTGCATGATATTGTGTGTCATATTGCAGACGCAGTATTAGCAGGTGGTATTCGTCGTGCAGCATTGATTTCTTTATTCAGCGCAGACGATAATGAAATGATATCTTGCAAATCAGGACCATGGTGGGAGTTAAACCCGCAAAGAGGTAGAGCAAATAACTCAGCAGTTCTTTTAAGAAACAAAGTAACTCAAGAGTTCTTTATGTCTTTATGGGAAAAGATCAAAGCTTCAGGAGCAGGAGAGCCAGGTATTTATTTATCAAACGATAAAGATTGGGGAACTAATCCATGTTGTGAAATTGCACTTCGTCCATTCCAATTTTGTAATTTATGTGAGGTAAATGTTTCAGACATTGAGTCTCAAGAAGATTTAGATGCTCGTGTTAAAGCAGCAGCATTTGTAGGAACACTTCAAGCAGGTTATACCAATTTCCATTATTTACGTCCTGTATGGCAACGCACTACAGAGAAAGACGCTTTAATTGGTGTAGGTATGACAGGTATTGGTTCAGGTGTTGCTCAAAAGTATGACTTAAAACGTGCAGCTGAATTAGTTAAAGAAGTAAATACAGCTACTGCAAAACAAATTGGAATCAATGCATCAGCAAGATGCTCAACCATCAAACCTTCAGGAACATCATCATTGGTATTAGGAACTTCATCGGGCATTCACGCTAGACACAATGACTATTATATTCGTCGTGTGCGTGTAGGTAAGAATGAAGCTATTTATACTTATTTAATGATTAATCATCCAGAGTTAATTGAAGATGATTATTTCCGTCCACACGATACGGCAGTAATTTCAGTACCTCAAAAATCTCCAGCAGAGTCTATTTTAAGAACAGAGTCTGCATTGGATTTATTAGAGAGAGTAAAATGGTTTTACACTAACTGGGTTAAACCAGGACATCGCAATGGACAAAATACTCATAACATTTCAGCTACAGTATCTATTAAAGAAGATGAATGGGAAGTAGTTGGTAATTGGATGTGGGAGAACAGAAAGTTCTATAACGGATTATCAGTTCTACCTTACGACGGTGGTACATATATTCAAGCTCCTTTCGAAGATTGCACTAAAGAAAAATATGAAGAAATGATGAAACATCTATCTAATATTAATTTAGCTCATGTAGTTGAAATAGCTGACAATACTAATTTGCAAGATCAAGCTGCTTGTGCAGGTGGTGCTTGTGAAATTCAATAACAGTAGTGAGAAACGACGATTGGATTTATAAACTAGATTTAGAGGAGCGGTTTAATAAGCCGCTCTTTTATTTTGAAGATGGATTAGTAGTATTTACTCCTATGCATCATATTACACGAGGTACTTGTTGTGGTAATAAGTGTCGTCATTGCCCGTACGAACCTTTACATATTAAAGGTAATTCTCAATTACAAGATATTTATATTAAAGATACTAAATAATAAAATTTTAAGTATGAAAATTAAAGTTAAAAAGCTTCATCCGAAAGCCATTATACCCGCTTATGCGAAGCAAGGCGACGCTGGGTTAGATATGACAGCAATACAGCTAGTTAAAACCGAAATGTACTATGAGTACTTAACAGGTATTGCAATAGAAATTCCAGAAGGATATGTAGGATTGATGTTTCCTAGATCATCAATTTCAAAAACTAAACAAATTTTATCTAATCATGTAGGAGTTATTGACTCTGGGTTTAGAGGTGAAATTCGTTTTAGATTTAAGAAGTTAGCTTGGGACAATGGAGACCTTTATGATGTAGGCGATAAAATAGGTCAGCTAGTTATTGTGCCTATTCCAACTATTGAATTAGTTGAAGTAGATGAACTATCAGATTCAGAAAGAGGAGAAGGTGGATTTGGTTCTACTGGAAATTAATTAAATTAGATATTTATATTAAAGGTACATAAATGAAAGATTTAGCTTCAATATTATTACATTCACAAACACAAACTCATATATATCATTTACGAGTAAAAGGTAGCGGCTCATACGCAGCTCATAAAGCACTTCAAAAGTATTATGAAAGTATAGACGGATTAGTCGACATGTTAGTAGAATCGTATCAAGGTAAAAATGGATTAGTCTATTTTGATCAAGTTGATGAAATTGATAACAATGCTTCTATAGAAAATATTTTAAAATATTTTGATAAATTAATTTCTATTATAGATAAACTTCGTAAAGGAAAAGAATTAGAAGATTCGTTTATTCAAAATCAAATAGACGCGGTTGTTGATTTATTATATTCTACAAAATATAAATTAGAAAATTTAGAATAATGGCAATTAACTTAGATAATTTACTACAAGAAGATAATAAAGATTTAGTAAATACAGAAATTATTACTGAAACAACTTCAACACCAGAAGTTACAATTCCTGATTTTGAATCTATCGTAACTGAATGGAGTTATCGTTGTGATAAAGGATATCCAGATATGAATGATCGATCTGATATGTTGCATTTGCAAACTATATTAGAAGAAAAAGGAATTGAATCTCCTTTTGAAAGATTAACAGAAGCGCCTGATTTTATATCTAATATTGATTTACTTAAAAAAGAAGGGTTTGATAAATTATACAACAGCCTGCCATCCGATGATAAAAAAACACAATTTATTAAATTTATAGATACCATACCAAGCGCTTTACGAAAAGAGTTTATTAAAACTGCAAAAGGACTATCTTCGAGTGAAATTAAAGAATTTGCAAAGTTTTTTAAATCGTTAGATTCAGTAGAGCAGTTAAATAACGTTTCATATAAACCATATAAAAAATTATGGGATACTGCCGTTGGTCAAGCAATTGGAAATGGAGAATTATTTATATCATTCGCAGTTGATAAAGCCGTAGTGCAAGGATCGACTGAGTCATTTGATATTGACGATCAAGGAAAGCATTATGAAGTAAAATCTTTATGGGTATATGATAATCGCGAGAATAAATATAAATATGGTCAAATTAGACCAGGCGCGGAAGGTAAAGTATCTAAGTATCCATTTACAAAACAACTAATGGAATTTTATTCATTAGTACGTAAACTACAAGATCCTAAAATTAAAAGTAATGTTATGTCATTAGGGTCAAAAGAAGCTATGAATAAAATTTATAGCATCATTAATGAAATATCAACTATTAAGCCAAAAGGAGGCGATGTATTAGAGTCGCCAGGCGATATTCCTACTAGTATGATGAATAACGTTTATAATAGTGCAATTGAATTGCATAAAATAAAAACGGTACCTTTGAAAAAAGACATTACAACTTCTAGAATAGCAGTTAAAGGATCAAAAGCAGATTCTTCATATTGGATTAGCCCAGAAGATGCTGACGAAATTACAAAGTCTGCCGGCTCAAGTAAAGAAGTTAAAATTAAAGTAGGTAGCGCAGTTTCTGACGAATCAAAAGAAGGAAAAATTATATTAACTGACTTATTTAATCATCCTTTCGTAACCAATCCAAAAATATTTACTAACTCATTATCAGCTATTAAAGACACATTTTTTGGCGGAAAATCAGGATTAGTATATTTTTATCAAGAAGTTACTTATGTATCTAAAGATATGTCTGAGTTTGCTACGGTAGAGTCTTCTCAAGACGGATATCGTTTTGGATTAAAATCTAGAAATAAAGGAAAGGCGTATATTGAAGACCAAAGATAAATTTTAAGATACTCCAATTTGGAGTATTCTACTATTAATATTAAAGATTTGGTTTCTTCAAAAGAATTATCATAATAACATATTTATTTAAAATAAAAAAAACTATCATAATATGAAAATACAAGAATTTCGTAAATTAATACGTGAAGAGATTAAAGCAGTAATGAAAGAAAGCTTATCAAAAAAATCTTTAAAAGAAGTTAAGACAGTTAATTCAACTGCTGACTTTGAAGAATATGAAGATTTTGAAGTTAGCAAAGCTTTAAATATACAAGGAGATAATTCAATAGATTTTTATTTAAAAGGTGTTGAAGATAAATGGGAAGACGGAAACGAAGGTCAATTAGGAGCAATTAAAGATGCTGGATATACACTTGCTTTACTAGTAAAGGTGGAATTTGAAGGTTTAGGCCCGCGATTTTCAGGAATTGAAGTTTACAAAGTAAATGGACAGCCTTATGTAATCGTTTCAGAAGTTGAAATTGAATCTGCTTCATTATTCAAAGCATCTGACTTACCTAAAGTATTAAAAGCGTTAGGAGTTAAGTAATGAAAGCTTCTGAATTAATATAACTAAATATTTAAGATACTCCCACCGAAAATGGGAGTATTCTACTATTTATATTAAAGATTTGGTTTCTTCAAAAGAATATCATATATTTAAAGATAAATAAAAAATATGGATATAACTAAGATATTAGAATCAGTAAAAGAAGTGCCTACGAGTACCAAGTTGCAATGCTGGGTATTTGAGATCAATAACTCTTATTATCACGTAGCTGAATGTAGAGGATATCAAATTCCAGATCATACATCAATTTGGACTTCATCTAGGAATGGAAAGAGAATTAGTAAAGAACCTATATTTACGGTTCAGGTAAAAGACCATAAAAAGTG